GCAGTTCCATATAAAAAAAGATGAGACTGTTTATGTTGATGCGGGTGTTTTACACTTAGATTTTTCTAGAGAGTCGGGAGAATCAAATGTTCGAAAATTGTATAAAGGGGAATCGTGGCGCATTCAACCTAAAACTATTCATCGTTTTTGCGCTCCCGCAGATACAAACGTAATCCTCATAGAGGCGTCTACACCCGAATTAGATGATGTTATAAGGCTTGATGATGACTACGGGAGGCACAATCATGCCTAAATACAATTATAGCTGCGAGGTTTGTAATAAAGAATGGACTCGGTGGAGTTCCATGGATGACCCTTCTGTCGAGTGCCCTCATTGTTTTAGCAAAAAGGTCAAAAAAATACCATCAATCTTTTTTGTTATAAAAAATGATGAGCATGAAAAAAAGATCTCTTCAAAACAAAATGTTGTAGAACACATAGAAGAAAATCGTAAAATTTTAAAAGAAATTAAACAGGAAAGTGGTAAGGATATAGGTGTAAAAGATGTATGAAGTTTTATCAGTAATAGGCGCAACACTATTTGTATTGTTTGTGGTCACATCTATATGGGGAAACATGTTTCTTTTAAGAAAGCTTTTATATTTTAATGAAAACATCAATCAAGTAAATATTTCTATAGATGAATTTACCAGACATCTGACAAAATTACATGAATTACCCATGTATTATGGCGACGAAAATATACAAGAGTTGTTAAGTCATTCCATGGCACTCAAGGAAGAGATTGTCGGGTTCAGAGAGGCGTATAAGGAATAACATGGCACGAAGAGGAAAGAAACCCGGCACTGGTAGAAAATATTTTGATAAAGAACATGAATTGGCTATAGTCCAATATGCCAAGTCTGGAGATCTAAAAGAAAAAACCGACCTTTATGTTAAATTAATTCAGCCAGCCTTTAATGAAATGGTTGATAAAATTGTATATACATATAAATTTAATAATTTGCCAAATATAGATTATCTTAAAGACGATTGCAAAATATGGTTAACAACAATTTTGGATAAATATGATCCAAATAAGGGTTCGAAGGCGTTTTCTTATTTTTCTGTTATTACAAAAAATTGGTTTATTCACAAAGCAAAGAAAAATTTGAAAACTTCGAAAAGGGAAGTTCCGTTAGAAGACGCCCTTCGTGGTTCTCAAAGCCATTTTGTTGTTGATACAAACCCTTACGAAAGAAATAGAGAAAAAAAGGAATTCTGGTCAGCTTTAATATTTTTTATAAAAGAGGCACAAAAAAATGATGCTATAATGAAAAATGAAAATGACCAGCGTGTCATGTCCTCTATAGAATATATGTTGGAAAATATAGATAAAATAGAAATAATGAACAAAAAGGCCATCTATCTTTATTTACGGGAGATGACGGGCCTGACAACAAAACAGCTTACCCCGACTTTAAGAAAGATAAAGGTCCACTATAGACAGTTTATGTGTGAATGGAATAAGTAAAAGTTCTTGTCATGTCTAATTATTTGATGAGGGCTTATTATGAAAAAAGATAAATTATTAAAAGAGGCTTTAGATAATATTAGAACAGACAGAGTTACTACTGAAGCTTTGTTACAGGACTTACAAGCTGAAATAAACAACAGCGAAACAACAAATGCTCGTTCTGGCCTCGTGGCTGCAAAGTATGTTGAAACTCTACAAAGGTCAAATGAACAAATAGTGAAGATTCTAGCCCTCATGCAAAAGGCAACCCGGTATGAGGAAGATGTCGAGTTGTCTGATAACGAAAAAGACAATATTTTTGAATTAATCAAAAATGACAAAGATGAGAAAAAAGCGGCAGGGGAATAATGAATAAATATCGCGACTATAATATTATTCCACATAATTCTTCTACGGCTGTGGGTTTGTATGCGCCAACACTTGCTGCCGTCGCGCAATCTGCAGTCAATCAAGAAGTGGCCAAGAGAAGCGTTACTGATTTTCCAAAATTTGGTTATGTTCGTTATACAGTTGTGACCTCAGATACTTTTTTGATGAAACGATTGGGGCTTACACAGGCAATACTTGATGACCTCAAGCCTGATTCAAATATAAAAAGAATTATAATGTTTGTGGAGCTTAATTCAACCACTCCTATTACCTATGGGCAGTTTATTGCTGGCAAAGCAACAGAGGAAGAGTTCAAAGGAAATTTGTTAAAGTTGGTTTTACCGCTCACCGCCCCCCGCGCCCCCGAAGTCCATGAGAAAATTTTACTTAAATATTCTGATTCAACTGATTTACAATCTGCACAATTCGATGGATATATTAATAAACGAGGTTTATCGCTGGACCCCGCACTTTCATCTTATAAAAAAGGCAATAAAACTACGAAGAATATAATGGAAAATAGCGGGGCATAATAATATGACGTATGAAAGCAAAAATATAAAATCAAAACCCGCTTCGACAAGCGCTGTCAGCGTTGTAAAAATTAATAGTGGTGCAGACAACGTAAAAAACGGCCCTGCGATTGCTGCAGCCCAGAAACAAGCGACCAATCAAGCAGTCCCATATATGTTAAAGAAGGCCGATTTTGAGGCGGCTAAAAAAGATGGTGCAACAGTTATTAACGGCCAAGCAGATGGTGTGCTTTTTATTGGTCAGGCAGGAAAGTACGGCTCCTCACCAGCAGAGGAATCGGAATATGGCTATAACGAACGCGTCTTACTTGGCGTTGGCTTCTTAATAGACAAAAATAAAGAAGATTCAACTCCAATTAATTTGGTTAAAGATAATGTGAGGATGACCGCTGGAATAAGAATTGATCAACGCACAGATTCTGGCAAAAAAGATATAGAAGAATATGATGATTCCTTGGACCGCGACCGCGACCTAACCACCAACGCCCCTCTGAATCTTCTTTCTTCGGTTCAGATAGTCGGGGATAGAGTGGCCATCGGCGCCCGTACAGCGGGCGTAGACATCATCGGAGGCTTTGACCCTACCATACCTACCACCGAAGGAGCAGCCGGCGTTGAACCGCGCAATACCGGCTATTATGGCGGCGGCGTTAAATTAATTTCTAGCAATTGGGATGCAAAAATACTCAACGATGAAACCCACCCGTTTGGGCTGCAGCCAATCCCAAAAGGATATAATTTAGAGCGGTCGTTAACGGACATCATAGGGCTTATAGAACAGCTTAACAAGGTTGTTAAAAAGATGCATGTGGCGAACACCATCGCACACAAAGCAACTCGTGCTGCTGTGGCCTCTCATTATCACGCGGGAACGGCTTATGTTCCCGTCGCGCCCGGCGGGGTCGTGCCGGCATATGTTCAAACTGTGCCTGATCCTGTACTTGCTGGCACCTTGACATCAGTACAAGTTATGAAGTCAGGCAAGGATGTATTAACTGTGCTTAGAGTATTAACACAAAGATATAATGCTGCAGCCGCTAGGCTAAACAAGTCTATTATATCTGAGGGATATATTAACAGTAGAGGAAATTGGACTACTTAAATGTCAGCACCACCAAAGAAAAACAAGAAAACTGCTGTTGAAAAGACAGTTGCGGCGGCTAATAAAACCGCCACAAAGGTTAATAGCGCCGGCGCAGCAATTGCTGCAGGTTTTATTTATGGCCAGCAGGCATTAGATATTTTATCTAGTTTGGACGCGACGATAACAAATTTGGCGAACTTGAAGTTGTCCGATGGTAAGTGTAAATCGTTGGAGGGCAAAACAGAAGAAGAAAGTTATATAGATAAACAAATCGCCGCACTAAAAGGCTGTGCCCCATATGCTCAGACTTTTTCGGATGCTTATAATGCTGAAGGTCCGGGTGAAAAATTGGAAAAGACCACACAGGGCTTGTTTGAGTTGGCCAGTTCTGTTCTTTCATCTACGGGCCCGGCCGGCGCCAAAGATAAAATGTTGGATTGTGCAGAAGCACAATATCGCAAGTTCATAGCTGCAATTCCGGTACAATATTTTTTATTAATCGCACTTTCCAAGGCTGTAAAATCAATTAAAAATCCAAAGCTTATTAAACAAAAGGTAGATACTCCATGTGGTGAAAAGATTAAATATCTTGAAGAGTATGAGAGGTTCATGCCAGATATACAACTACCGCTCATACCCAGATTGCCGTATATAGAAATCCCAGATATAACAGATTTGATTTGGGCCATAGCTGCAGAGCAAGCTTGTTATAGCCTTTGTATTGTAACCACTCCGATGATCCAAACCGTTTCCGAGACTTTGTTTTCGATGACCGACGCGTGGGCAGAAACGGATGATCCGGATTATGACAAAATACCCCCTTTAACAAAAGTCCCAATTAATTCTTATATTTCTAATGAGGCAATTTTAGCTTCAAAGGAAGTGGGGCTGATCCCAGCGGGAATAACTATAAGTGATGTTCGTGAATATTTAACAACAATACAAGAACATCCCAATATTGGTCAAGAAGAGTTTGTGTTCTTGTTTTTAGGAAATGCAAATTGCAATATTTTAACTAAATTACTGTCAGAAGAATATGCTGCCCCACCCAATCTTGGGTATCTTACCAAGGGAAAATTCAAACTTGATAGTGAAACAAAGGTTCTTAATTTCTTTTCTTTTTTAGGGAGTTATGTTAACTTTATAAGGTTAATTAAGGACTCTAAATTGGAGGTGTGCCCCCCAGACCCCTGTGATATAAAAAGTGCTGATCTAGAGGGTATAGTGGCCGCCGTGAATGATCTTTGTGCGCTATTGAATCCCAACACTACGCTGCCTCCTTTGCCTATTAACGCCTTATTAAAAGGTACGGGCACAAACGACTTTATTGTTGATAGTACTTATGATTCAAATAAACTAATTGCTGAGTCATCCACCAGTTATATGTTACCGGCAGGTGTCGATAGTGCAGGGATTCCCAAGCCACCAAAGTTGGGACTTGTTAATAACGAGGCCGGGGACCCCGAGGCCCCAACAACATATTATAATGAATATGTTGTAAAATTTGGTACCCTCATAGAAGAGATTATAAAGATAACTAAATCAAAAGACACAGAATCTGGTATTTTGGTTAGCTTGGAAAAATCTTCGTTGGTTCAATATAAAAAAATAAAAGATAAAAAATTAATTGTAAAAACCATCCTCGTTGACCCCAATCTCAAATTAGATTCTTTTGAAGATGCTGCAAACAAATATTGGATAGAAAGTGATGGGCCCTCTTTAAAGTTTATAGACTCTAAATTAAACATTCAACCACTTCAATATAATGACCAGAAATTAAAAAAGACCTACCGCGATTTGTCTTATGGTTATGTAGAGAATTCTTTTCCGTACACTATTATTGTCGGCTGGTCATCGGCACTCAAGGTTAGCTTATATGGTTCGTCCTACCAAAAAGATTGGAAACTCAAAGGTCCAGACGTGGTCATGTCTGTAGGAAAGAGCACAATATATACTAGATATACTAAACCAATACTAAACAAAAAACTAGAACAAATACAGGTGATGAAAAAAGATAAGAATATTGAAGATGTTCAAGAAGATATGTTAGAATTTACTAAAATCAAAAAGACTTTTTTCGGATAAAGAGAAAATAGAAAATGCTAGGATTCAAAGAATACGCCCTTTTAACTTTCGATCATTCTTTCACAGAAAGAATAAGAAACCACTTTCTTAAATATATTGGTTCTAATTTGCCCCTATACTTGCAAGACCCGGCCTTTTTGCAAAAGCTGACTGACAAGAGCGGCAAAAAGGATAAAGGAATAAAATATTTCATCGGCCAAATAAATGAGGCGGGGACAATTTATTTTAATTTATACAATAAGTTTAAAGGCCAGCAGGGTATTGGTTCTCAAATAAATTATTACAGATTGGCCGCCTACTACACTAAACTTAACGGCCTCACTTATACAAAGACGCAGGGTGAAAGCCTTATTGTGGAAGCAGATAGCGCGATTAAAGAGATTTTTGCGGAAAAATTATATGATTATTTGTTGGCCATCTCTACCGCCAAAACTTATGAAAAAAAAGAGACGAACAGAGACATAATACAGAAAACCTTTGTCCCAGACTCTTCGCCAATTCCACAAACATTAAACGACGCCATGGAAGGTAGCCCCATTCCGCCCCCGATCAAATCTTTGTTATATGATAATACCACCACCACCTTTGAGGGAAGATTATTTACTGTAGCACATTATGATTGTAAACACACAGGCGCGGGTTCTTCTTGGCTTTGCAAGGGTCATTCTAACTGGCAATCAGAGGCGTACGCCAAATCGACTGGTTGGACCAAAACTGTGCGTTTGAAGAAGTTGGTAGAGTTGTATAAACAGGATAATAACATAGAAAACACACAATTTCCAGATTCTGATGGATTTCCTTATAAGTATAATAGTTTTCAAAGCTACGGCGATTATCCTGGTGATCGATGGGGTAAAGAAAATCAATTTTATATTGATCGATGGCCTGGGTCTGACGTTTGCAAGTCCATCGGCACCCCTGGGTGTGGCAAGGGCCTCCCAACAACAAATGAAACAACATTTACGAGTCTCTTATCAGCTGGCACATATGTAGAATTTTTCTTTAAATTTAATTTTGATGAATTGGCCGGCCATCTGACCGGCGCCGCCTATGAAAAGGGCATATCCAATATTTTTGATCATGGGGGATCTCATGGGTACCTATTTCAAGATTTTGTGTCCAGCATATCAAAAACGGACTCTTCACTCCCTGCCGGCAAGGGAAAATATAATGCTAGGTTATATTATTCATTAGAGAAGTTTTCCCGGCTTATTAGAGACATATACCTCTATGTCTCTAGGGAAACATGGCCAAACACGAAGCTTGGGTACAGCCTCCCAACTGCAGGGGAAATAGATAAAGCTTTTGAAAACACAAAAATAGAATTTGGAGCAAGACTAATTGTTTCAACACCGAATCTTTCAGAGGAAACCAATTCAGATAAAATTATGAGTGTTAACAAGTACTTCGCGTCTGGTGATGAATTATTAAAAGACGCCGAAAAATATTCTGAATTTTACAGCGCGTGGAAAAATAAAACATTTATTTACAATTTCTTTTCCCATGTTCCAAAAGAGGACGACGGCGACGATGGTTCAAGCTCCCCAAAGGATGCGGTAATCAAAGATAACCCTGACAACTTGGGAGTTTCAACTGTATATTGTTTCCCAATCGCAGAAAAAAGTGTTGAACTTACCAATGAGGACAAGAAAGAGTTTTTATTGGATTTTTATGCCGGCATTCCACGCTGGAAAATGCCGGGCTTGGAAACAGGCGATCCCCACGCCGGGATGATCGACGTTGACTTCTCTTTAGATCAGGCTGTCGTTGGAAAATATTCAAAATCTATTTTAGACAATTTGTTTGATGATGCTTTTGTCGACAATTTTGTAAGTTCTATATTGTTTGGAAAACAAGACACGCTTAGTGTTGAACAGTATGAAAAAGCGGCTCAATCGGTAGGAGAACCTTTATTTATAGAAAACAGCCCAGATAGAAACAGTTGGATCGCAGAATGTAATAAAACTGACGATAAAATAGATCAAAACCTAATTACTTTAATTGATTCTATCGAGGGCTTTTAGATGGTTATTGGATACTCTGCAAAATTACCGCTAGCATATACCAAAGATGACGGCCCATATCTTTTAACAAAAGATTTAACAGAGAACACAAAACAAAATTTTAAAAATCTTGTTCTAACTAATCCGGGTGAGAGAGTCATGGAGCCGGATTTTGGAGTTGGCTTTACTCAACTCTTATTTGAGAATGCAAACGAAGACACAGTAGAAGACTTAAAAGAAAGACTATTTATTCAAGTAAAGAAATATCTTCCATTTGTGGAGATTCAAACTGTGGAGACACAAGTAAGAGAGAATACCGCATACCTCAGAGTGGATTATATAATCCCGGCTCTTTCTGTAAGTGAGACATTAGAGTTAGATATAGATAATAATTTTGGTTAGGAAATTAAAGAATGCCAGACAAAAAGACAAAACCAGTTAGATACGCCAGCAAAGAGTTTGATACAATCAAGGATTCTTTGGTTGAATATGCAAAAACATATTATCCAGACACATATAAGGATTTTACTGATGCGTCTTTTGGATCTTTAATGTTAGACACTGTTGCATATATTGGTGATATGCTATCTTTTTATGTGGACTATCAATCAAACGAATCGTTTATCGACAGCGCCATCGAAACTAAAAATTTATTAAAATTGGCAAAGCAGTTCGGCTATAAAAGGCCGCTGGAGTTTACCTCTACCGGCAAGTGTTCGTTCTATGTTCAGGTTCCAGCCACTACTGCTGGGCTTCCAGATACAGACTTAATACCAATTTTGAAAGAGGGGACAACGCTCACCTCGGCCGCCGGCACTTCTTTGATGCTTGTAGAAGATGTCGATTTTTCTAGAAGTGATTCCGAGGTTGTAGTGGCACAAACAAATACTGATGGAATTCCAACAAGCCATGCCTATAAAGCATATGGCAACGTTATATCTGGCTTCGTAGAGACCGAGGTACTGTCTGTTGGCAGTTATCAGAAATTTTTAAAATTATCCCTAAAAGGAGAAAATATTACTGAAATTATTTCTGTGGTAGACAGCGAAGGTAATGAATATTTTGAAGTTCCATATTTATCACACAATATTGTCTATCAAGCAATTAGAAATCCAACACCAGCCGGGGAGGAGGATGCCCCATATATTATGAGAGAAAAGTTGGTAGCTAGAAGATTTATAATAGATGTTGATGAATTTGGGGTGACATCTCTTCAATTCGGATATGGTTCGGAAAACAGTTTAAAAAACAATCAATATCCAGACCCCTCTAGCGTTGCTTTACAAAGATATGCTAGAAACTATTATTCAGACGATTCTTTTGACCCCTCTATTCTTTTAAAGACGGACAAATTTGGTGTTGTTCCGCCCTCTGGAGATCTGCTTGTCACTTATCGCAAAAACAATAATTCTGTTGTAAATATTCCCGTTGGTTCGATTAATGCTATTGATTCTCCTATAGTGGGCTATGGTACAAATGACGTTCCTTCGTCAAGTGATCGTTTATTTATAAACAATTCTCTTGATGTTGATAATGAAGAGGCTATTTTGGGTCAAATTGATGAGGCAAGGCAGGAAGAAATAAGAGTCCGAGCCATCGATGCCTATTCTTCACAGAACCGGGCCGTGACAAAACAAGATTATATTAGTCTGGCTTACAGAATGCCGTCAAAATTTGGAGCGATAAGAAGAGCAAACATCGTGCAAGATAAGGACTCTTTTAAAAGAAACTTAAATATGTATGTCATATCAGAAGATATTGATGATAACTTAACAACGAGTAGCAGTACTATAAAAGAGAATTTAAAAACTTGGTTATCTCAATATAAGATGATCAACGATACAATTGATATTCTCGATGGTCAAGTTATAAATTTTGGAATCAATTACAAAGTTTTAGGTAGCTTGGACTCCACACAGACTGAAATTTTATCTGATTGTAATCGCGCATTAAAAAACATGTTTACAGATAAATTGCTTTTTGGTGAGCCGTTTTATATTTCAGATATTTATAGAACATTAAATGATTTAGACAAGGTTGTTGACACACAAGATATCCAAATAAAACAAAAAATAGGGACGAACTATAATACTGGAGATTTCGATGTAGAGGGAGCCACAACAGACGATGGCAGATTCATAATTGTGCCTGAAAATATTGTTTTAGAATTAAAGTTCCCAGATGAAGATATAGTTGGGGTGGTTGTATAATGGCAGTTAAAAGAATAAAGGCAACAAAAGATACTACAATCACTAACGCATACAAAGCAAATTTAACTAGCAGAGGCTCTGGTTCAAACATGGGCGCTTCTGATATTTTAGAGGTTTTTAGCATATACGCGCAGGCTTCTACGTCATCAAGTGAATTATCGAGAATTTTAATAGATTTTGATATTGCTTCCCTATCATCATCAAGAGACGCCGGCAACATCCCGGGATCCGGCTCGGTCGATTTTTATTTAAGGTTGTTTAACGCAGAACACTCGTCTACAACGGCAACGGACTATACGATGTTAATATCGGCTGTTTCTCAATCTTGGGATGAGGGCACCGGCCTTGATATGGAAGATTATAGCGACCCCGGGATTGGTAACGGTGGTCAGGGTGCTACATGGGTTGCTCGCAAGTCTGGATCTTTTAGTGCTGGTTCACTTAATTTAGATAGTGCCGGCACAGAGTATGTGCAGGTGTCAGATGCTGATGCGTTTTCTTTTACTGATAACTCTTCTGCAGACACAGCTTTTTCAATCAGTGCGTGGATTTATATTGATGATATAAGCGCCGACCGCCCGATTATGTCAAAATACACCACATCGGGCGACAACGCCCGCGAGTGGTATTTTTATGCTAAGGGCGGCGGCTCTTATGAAAATTTACATTTATATTTGTTTGATGAAACCAACGATGCCCAAATACAGGTTAATACTGCCGCCGGCACAATAGAAACTGGGCAGTGGTATCATGTTGTTGCAGCTTACGACGGCCGCGGCGGCCCACAAGCTGGGAAGGGCATCAGTATTTATATTAATGGCACTTCTTCAACTCTCACTGTCGGAACCGATGCGTCCTATGTCATTATGAGAAATACTACTGCGCCAGTTCAGATCGGCGCACTTTCATATAATTCGAATTATTTCGACGGCCAAATGGACGAGGTTTCTGTTTGGAGTAAAGAGTTAGCCTCGTATGATGTCAAAGAAATATATAACGAGGCCGTCCCGAACAACTTAAAGAAGACAACTGCATATGAGGTTGATGATACCAATAAGTTAATGGCATGGTGGAGAATGGAGTGGGATCAGGTCATTCCCAAGGATACCGCCACAACAATTTATGATAGGTCTAATGCTTATGATGGAACCGGCCAAAATTTGGACGATGCCGATCTTCTCACTTCAAACTATGCTGGGATCAACAAAGATAACGAAACAAATACTGGTCTATACTGGATTGACGAGGGTGGAACTTTTATAACAGGAAGCGGCTACAACCCATCATTATATACACAAAAATTTACAACTGGCGTAGAAGATTTAGAAGTTGAGGTGACACACCAAGTTGAAGAGTGGTTAAATCCAAACTACACCGCTAGTTACGGCTTTGGTGTTTTTCTATCCGGTAGCTATGAGACAAAAGAAAACTCTTATTATACTAAAAAGTTTTTTGGAAGAGATAGCCAGTATGTGTTAAAACGACCGGTCTTAGAAGCTCGCTGGGATAGTTCCAAACAAGACGATACTTCCAACTTCTATTTAAGTTCTTCTAGAGTTCCTGCAGCAGAAAATTTGAATACAATTTATATGTATAACTTTGTGCGAGGTCAATTGAAAAATCTTCCTGACGTACATACTGTCGGTACCGCCGACCGCGACGACGGCATAATTTATGTTAGTATATATTCTGGTACCGCTGACGGCTCCGGGCCAACTGGAAATAAATTACAACTTCCTCTCGGTGGCGGCGTAGCCGACACGAATCATACCAACATTACCGGCGGATATGCCGGTAGCACAGGTATGTATTCGGCATCTTTTGCATATAATAATAAAACAGTAACCTCTATTTACCCAGTTTGGCACAGCGGCGCCGGCGGTGATCAAGATACTGAATATTTAACGTCTTCTGCAATTACAGTAAATACATTTGATGAACAAGTGATTTATCCAATAAACACTTACACCACCAGCATAACAAACCTTCAAGCACAGTATTCAACAAACGACCAAGCACACTTTAGAGTATTTGTTAGGAACAGAGATTGGAATCCCAACATTTATACTGTGGCGTCTACCAAGATTGAATCAGCAATTATTCCAAAAATATATTATAAGGTTATAAGGGCCGTTGATGAACAAATTGTTATCAATTATGGCACTGGCAGCGGAGATCAGGGTTACACCAAACTATCATATGATGCGTCAGGCAGCTATTTTGACTTAGACATGAGTATATATGAGACGGATTTTTCTTATCAGGTTAGTTTTTTGATAAATGAGGGAAGCGATTATGTTGAGTTAAAAGATAAATTCAATTTCAGGGTTGTTGACGAAAATGACATTCCGGGTTAATAAATTTATAAAACGAATAATTACTAATAATGGGCACTAAAAGTTTTTTTACAAAGCAAAAGTCGCAAAAGCCAAGTCTTCGCGGCCAAGAAAAGTCTACAACACAAGGAATCACTTCTAGTGTTGAATCAATTGATTATATCAAAGAATACGAAAGGGATAAGATTAATTTCTTACCAGAACTGGATTTTTCCGACCCAGCAAAATTTGTAAAATATGGTTCTGCAAAAGATTATTATGCTGATTTAGTTAGTAAAGTAGCCTCATCTTATCCTTATGACGGCTCTTTGACAGAAAGGTTAAAGTTTAAAAACGAATTGGTAGCTATTCAAAGGTATGAATTTGATAACAACTATCCAAGATCAACTGGATATGCAGATTTTTCAGATTCAACTTATAATGAAACAAAAAATTCATTTACCGTTGATACAATTACGTTTGCACTTGGCGAGAGTAGTACTCCACACTATATTTTAACAGACAACTATTCAAAAAATTTAGTTTATAACACGGCTTCAAGTCAAGTCGGAAGTATTGAATTAGATTTTTCAGAAGGTGTAACATTTGAATTTTGGATGAAAAAGGCGGCTTTTCCTGCCCCGGCTCAAACTCAAAATGAGGTAGTTTTTTCCATTAGTAATGAACAAAAAGATTTGTTTCAAATCACAACTGATGTCGCCGCATCATCTAATTTAATTGCCTGTTTCGCTCAGGCGGCCACGGATGCTAACCTACCTCAGTTTGTTTATGAATTTGATACTGACTTGGATACAATAGCAGACTCTTCTTGGCATCATTATGCCATGGCCTTTTCCACCAATTCTGCTGGGTATGTTGGAGAGTTTTATGTAGATGGATACTTTCAGGAAAAACAATATTATACAAAGGCTAGCCCATTTCTTGTATTGACTGGAACCTTAGATGCCACCATCGCCGCATCTTCTTTGTCTAGTTTAATTGGCGATGGTAAACTTTCTGGTTCTTTGGACGAAATAAGGTTGTGGAAAACCCGAAGAGACTCAAAACAAATTGGAGAAAACTATTTCTTTGATGTTGGGGGCGGCGGAAATACAGATAAGACAAAAGTTAACAAATATAACCCCCTAGATCTTTCTTTATACTACAAATTTAACGAAGGTATAACCGGCACTTCCAGCCTTGATGGCATAGTATTGGACTATTCTGGTCGCCTTACAGACGGTGTTTGGGTCGGCTACGCGGCGGCCTCATCTAGACAAACTGGTAGCGCTATAACACTTTCTGAAGTTGCAACTGAAGTTGGTAGCCCAATCATTTATGGCAGTCATTCAGACGTGCTTTCTTATAAATCTGAAAAAGAAACTTCTGGATCCGCCTATGATGCATCCAATATCAGTAGCATGTATGATATGTTACCACAATGGATTAGTGATGAAGATAGCGAAAATGGGCTATTGATTAGAAAGCTCATTCAGATAATGTCAAGCTACTTGGATACACTTCACGCACAAATTACAGCCGTATCCACTCTTCAGGATGGAAGCTATGTTAGTGGTTCATCGGCAAAACCAAACCCATTTTCAAAAAGAAATTTACTATCTTATGGTTTTGAAATACCAGATGTGTTTATTGATCCCGGTGTTATTGAAGAAATATATTTCAAAGACGAAAAAAGACTTTATGAAGATAAGCTTTTTAATTTAAAAAATCTTATTTTCCAAAACATTTTTAACAATCTTAACTTTTTAAATAAAACTAAAGGAACAGAGAAAGCCTTTAGAAATTTGTTTAGATGTTTCGGTGTGGATGATGAACTAGTAAGACTGAACATGTATTCCGACAATCAGGAATATGAATTTAGGGAAGGGTTTGAGTCCGCACAATCAAAGAGGAATGTTGTAGACTTTTCTGGCTATAATGAGTCTCAAAATAGAGAAGGTGTAATATACACATTTGCCGACACAACTAAAGTGCTGGGCGAAACTGGAGATTATGGATACATCCCATCTGCTTCAAATCTCTACATTCCTTTGACAATAGAAAACCAAATTTATTTTCCAAAATTTGTAGATTTTCCTAATGGTCATGTTGTGTCTAGGTTGCCACGCGCCTCTTTGTTCGGAGTGCATAGCGCTAGCGCAATCACCGGTATAACCGAAATTCCATCTCCAGACTCCTATTTTAAGGTTTATGCGGATACCAATTTAAACAATAAAACGAAATTTGTTTTAGAAACGAACATTACTTCAGTTGGCACGTTAACTTCTTCATATTATGAAGACGTATATAACAATAATGCATGGACTTTCGCGGTAAGGGTTAAACCAAGGGAATATCCCTTTGCAGATAAAGTAACAGGGTCATCTAATTTTGATTTTGAATTTTATGGAGTAAATTACAGTTCTGGTATTAAGGTACATGAGTTCTCAGCTTCAGCAGAAGTTTCAACTGCTTCGGCAGCCGGCGATATTAGTTCATTTTTAACCGGTTCAAATAAGAGATTGTATGTCGGCGCCGACCGAACTAATATAACGGGTGCGATCAATTATCAAACAAACGTCAGGGCGTTATCATCAAGAGTATGGTTTGATTATCTAAAGACCGGAGAGTTACAAAGCCATGCTAAAGATGTGGAGACGTTTGGCCGACTAAATCCTTATGAAAACAGTTTTATTTTTGAAGCTGGTGTGTCTGGAAATTATATTCCTAAAATTGAAACCTTGGCCCTCCATTGGGATTTTGAAAATATAACAGGCTCAGATTCAAGTGGAAAATTTACAATACAAGATACAACGTCTGGTAGCAGCACAACCGTATATAACAAATATGGGGCTGAAAATTATTATAATTTATCAGGCCGCAATTATAGCGGCCAAGGCTTTGGATTCCCCGCCAGTTCAACAGACGTAGTTGATTTCTTATTTGTTGATACTGCTCGTCAACAATTGCCAGAAAATTTATATAATTCTGATTTAATCGAAGTGAGAGAGCAGGACGACGTACTCTTTACGAAAGAAAGTCGTCCAAGTAAATATTATTTTGCTGCTGAAATAAGTTTATACGATACGATTTCTAGGAATATTTTAGGATTTTTTGCCTCTATTGAAGATTTCAATAATCTAGTTGGTGAACCGGTTAATATGTATCGACCGAATTATAAGAGTGTGGAAAAGCTTCGTGCTTTGTTTTTCGAAAACATTCAAAACAGTCCGGACTTAGAAAAGTATGTCAATTTATATAAATGGGTCGACGGCGCCCTAGATAGTGTTCTTGCAAACATGATTCCGGCGTCTGCAAAAGTTTCTGATAAGGTTAGAAGTGTGGTCGAAAGTCACTTATTAGAGAGGAGTAAATATAGACATAAATATTTGCATGTAAAGCAATATTCCAAAGAAGATGAAATTAAATCAACAAATTTTTGGTGGCCAAATTTGCCAGAAGTTGCAGACGTAGACCCAACATTTACGCCAAGGGATTTCCCGACAACAACAACAATAGACGCACCTCCGCTCCGAAACCTGGGTAATATGGAGAATATTGTACCAGAAGAAATAAGAAAGCGAAAGGTTTCTTTGAAGAAGACTGGCTTAAGGCCAATAAGACCAGCCGGCCCAGATCCTAGTCCGATTGAATCTCTCCGATCACCACCAAATCCTTCGGGCGATCCACTACCCGGCGAACAAAGCAGTAATGAATTTTGGTGGCGCTCTAGGGCAAGAAGAAACCCTGATGGTGTTTTAGCAACTGGCGACCCCGGAAAAGATAGGACTCGCGTTGCCATACAAATAAGTCAATTTCCAAACCCGTCAGCAAGTTCAAATAGTCCGCTCTCTTTTGATATGACTGTTGAAAAGTCTATCAGTACAAACACCGGATATAGTGGAGAGAACAGAAAAAATTATTTCCCAAGTTCTTTTAAGCTTGGAATTAGTATCACTACCAGCGAAGGCTTAACAATTTCTCAAAGCGCGATGCCAGATAATAACAAGGGACAACCTTATTATGATTATAGTAGTGGGACTATTGATGAAACATATGGTGGCAAAAGAAGGGTTCCGCTTAAAATTACTGATGCGGGGAACAGTATTGTTTTAACTAATCAGAAGTATCTTCCCTTTGATGTATTGAGCGCATCATCAGCAAATTCAAGATATCAAGACGTTTTATTTGCACAAGAAATTTCAGCTTCTATAGAAACTGCTCATAGGGATTTTGTTATAGAGGGTACTCCCATACAAAGTCCATGGGCAGAAGAGAATGTTGGCGGCTGGATGTACCGCCATGGCAATAGATTTGTGACTAGCACGCTTGATAGAAAAGAGGGTTATGCTCTTTCTGTTGAAGGAAATCAAATCACCCTTAACAACCCAAGGCTCTTTCGTGGCGACTTTCAAACAGAGGTTCCAATTGGTTATTATTTGCGTGACACTCCAGCTAAAAGCGCCGTAAACATAAAAAATATTTCAGGATCAAACGCCAATGCTGGCAATTATCTTAGAGACTATGAGATAATTCAAACGACGGGAAGAAAGGAAAATAATAGATATTATGTAAAATCAGAAGGAAATACTGGATCGGTCTCTGCAGCAACTGGTGGTATACTCTTCAGAACGGGTGACGACGACGGCCCAGATGGCCTTGGGACATACGCTTATAAGGACTTTGAAGTACTAGATAGGGCAACAGGAAGCAACGACTTCGTTATCGTAAGTAGGTTTAGTGCCCCCGGTGGACCAGAGGTTGCTTCATTTTCCTTTTTGGATGTCGAAGCTGCTGAGTACTCTGTTTATAATAATTTAAACTATAGAAATCTTGGAGTGAGGTTGGCGAATAGAAGTCTATTGTCGCGACATACTTTGAGCGGCGGTTATGACTCTGTTATCTTAGAGCCGTCTGCATCTTACTATAAACCACAAAGAAACGGGATATATCACATTACAGGTACCGCTGCCCAATGGCCTACTCCAATATGGGATAATTCTTATGTCGGCTATGGCATCCCGCGAACAGATGTACAATATTCGTGGGTTAAAGATTCGTGGGTTTTACAAAAAAGAGGCTATCCTAATTTAAGAAGACTTGGCGCTCTCCAAATGTTTACTGGGTCTAAATGGACTGGCGGAAAAGGGCAATATGATTTAAGTGATATTTCATCCCCCATCTTTGCCCCGATCTATGGATTCGAATATAGCTCTTATTTATACACCAGTAGTTATGGCAGTGAAAGAAACGACTTTCCCTCTGGTGTTGTTTATGTGAGCGGTAGCGAAGCGACGTATACGCTATCAACTCAAGTTACGGCCCCAGTATCATTAGCCAGTACTAATGTTTTTAATCCTTTTAATGGGATGAACTTGGTGGTCTTTGGTAGTGTTGACTTAGAAAATAACTTATTTACGACTGGAACTGTAGATTACGCCGGAAGTGCCTTGTCCGCTGGTGAATATTTTCAATTTAATGCAAGCGTGTTTGGCCCTGGCGACCCATGGCCCCAAAGCGCTTATAATGTTTTAAATGCATTTTTATTAAACAACGGAGGCCCTTATCGACATGCATCGTTTAAACAAACAAGGGGCGGGGATCATCGAGTCGCTAGGGTGTTCCGAAAAAAGAATTTATATAGAAACAGTTTAGATGTTTTAAGGGACGACAAAGAGGCCCTTATAAGAGCCGGCCAGAGATATACCATCACACAAAGTGCCGTTACATCGAAGTTCAAGTCAGTTTTACAATATATTGATGATGTTACTGGAACCATAGAATACAGTTTTGGAAACTTATATGATTATTTTGCAAAAACTTACAATACAACACAAGATGTGATTGAAGATTTAAATCAGGAAATGGGCGCCCCACAGGTGGATATTTATGATTCTGATTTTTATAAATTTAGTAAAAAGTTTAACACTATAAGATACAAAGAGGTGGTTTATCCAAGAGAAGAAAATGAATATCGAGACCTCGCAAGAAACAGAGAAAATTATGTCTCTTTCTGGAGTAATGATGCTTTATCTGAAAGAACAGCGGCCTCAGTAGTTAATTCACAAGGTGTTACAATCGACGCCAGCCGATGGTTGATGGATGTTAGCTTGTCAGGATCGTCATATCACGCTGAAAAGTCTGGTGAGATAATGAGATATACTGGCTCGGTAGGCGCAACCGCTGAATCTCGTGCGAATAAGAGTGCAAGATATTCATTCTTTATGGGCGAGTGCCGCCCAAACAACTTGGTCCAGGCCCAAGCCTCTTCTAGTGCTTTTTATACATCATATGGTGCCTTTTCGACTGATGTTCGTATAATAGGACAGGATGAGACAATAATCCCAGAATTTACAGTTTCTGATTATGTAGGACCAATCGTAAAAAACCATAATTACGATTTTGCAGAAAAGT